CAACAGTTCTTTGACCATGTTCATGATTGTTAACTGTATGGTAGTGACTTGGCATTTGTGCTTCTGTTAAAGCTGTACTACCTGTATTACCAGTGGCTGATCCTGTAGAAGTACCAGTACCATTCCCATTTGTTCCTTTGGCTCCAGAAGTAGCAGTTGTTCCATATATAAATCCACCAGTTAATTGTGTCCAACTTCCTATTCCGAATAAAGTTTTTGGATTCGTTGGTTGAGTTGACATGTATATGCTTCCAACCGGATAAATCTTATCAAAATCTATAGCTCCTATCTTTTGACCATTTACTTCCAATGATTCACTATTAACAGGAAAGCAGTTAACTCCTACTGATAATTTTTTGGTGTCTACAAAAAGTATAAATTGACCTTTGGCTAATACTGTATTGTATGTAGTAGTACCAAATTTGTCTGTTATAGTTATTTTAAAATCCCATGCTGAATTTTTATTCAATGTAAGTGTTACTTGGGTGTTGTTAGCTATTGTGGTCAATGTAGAATAAGTTGTAGCTGTAGTCTGTTTATACTGATACTTTATTGTTACTGAATTTTTAGAATTAATACTCGAGTAAGAAGCTTGTATTTTTAAATATGATGTATCTTCATAATTATTCTTTCTTTTTAATGTTATTATTCCTGTAGGTAATGCCCATGGTAAGAACTGAATTGTTTTTGTAGCTGTTGCTGTATTTCCTCGGCTATCTGTTACCTTAACACTTAGTGTTAGATTACTTCCTGAATTAATAACACCATAATCTATATTTCCAGCACTTGTTATCGTTTTAGTCACTCCATTAAGTGTGGCTTCATATTTACTTATGCTTGCACCCTTATTCCCTGTAGCTGATGCTATCGTTACTAACAGACTTGATAGATTCTGTACTAGATATTGATTATTACCTGTTACTGCTACTGTGGTGCTGTTGTTATCTTTATAAGTTATTTTTGAAGATGTAAATGTTGGATTAGCTCCTGTTATACTTCCAGTTGCTGTCTTAGAGCTACTACCTACTGCTGTGCTTCCATTGTATGTTGTAATCGTAAAAGAAAAAGTACCACTATTTACGGTACTCATCAAAGAATATATTGTGTTTAGTTCTGTGCTAGTAAAACTTACACTAGCTCCATTGGTTATTCCATTTACTGTCTTCACTGTTGTGCTTCCATATTTTATTACTAAGTTATCAGTAAATGAACTTGAATATTTTGTAATAGGAATAGTTATAGCATTGCCTATTGTAAAATTAGCTATGCTTCCAAGAACACTTTCTGCCGGATCAACTGTTAAATTGAATGTAGCAGATGTGTCATAGACCTTCCAACCTGCTTGAGCATATCCTCCGGTATCTACAAGTACAGCATAAAAGGAAGTTGTTCCAGATGTTTTTCCACTTACTGTATACCAACCTGTAGTTCCTGAATATGTCCAACCTGTTTCTCCATCATTGTATGTTTTAACTTGAATTGTAGCTACATTAGTACCATTTAAATATATTGGCATTTTCATAGCATTGTAAAACCAACCACCACTATTTATCCATACCTTATATTTAAATCGATACTGCATATCTGATCCTGACCTTTGGTGTTCGTATTCAATAGTCCAATATCCTTTTGGGCTTGTACACCATTGTCTTGAACTAAATAATGTTTCCACTTTCCACCTCCTATGTTAATGGAACTATTCCTATTCCTGTATTATCTGTGGTTTCTATTCCTAACCACCTAGCAAGATTACACAATGTTATTTCTTCTTCTATTACTGATTTCTTCATATGGAATTCATCTCCATTCATCCAAAATACTTTATTCCCATTCATATCGTATCCTGCAAATTCTTCTGGATTAATTATTACTCTACTTCCATCTTTTCCAAATACACATATGCCATTTTCATCGAATGTTCCTATTAATGTATTAGCTATGTCATAGATTTCTATTCTTCCTGCTTCATTCAGATGAGAACCAACTTTAAATACTCCACCTTTAACAAGACTTGCTGTCATATTTATCACATTGATATTTTGCATATCTAATGTTCCATCTATTAACCATGCTGATGTGAAACTTCCATTTATTCCTGAATTAGAAAAACCAATGCCCTGTGAATTAATCATCATTACATTGGTTGCTGATTCTTTCGGTAATCTATCAACTATTAATATTCTGTTTCCCTCGTATATCACATAGCTATCTCCTAAGGTTCCCCATATTTTTGATGTGGCTTCATTCAGCTCTGATTGTAATTGTACGGTTACTGTTTCTTTAGCTGTTGCTACTGTTTTATCTGTATCAGATTTAATAGTTGTTATCAAACTTTTTAATTTATTTTTAAAATTTCCAAATTCTATTTCTATGTATTTATCTCTGATGCAATCATACTTTAACGAAATTACATTTGTTGTTATATTTATTCCTAGCTTTTCGTGTTCTACTAATATCGTATCTCCTAAATCAATTACTCCTTCTATATTAGCTTTCACTTTATAATTACATTTAAATATTTGATTTTCTGCAAGATACTTTTCTGCTTGATATCTTAGGTCACTTAATAAGGCTTCTCTATATGCAACTTCATCTAATACTCCTTCCGAATCCTTAAATTGTTCCTGGTCTATGTCTTGATCAAATTTAATGACTTTTGTGTATGGAACTTTATAAACATCCATTTGTGATATCAAATATACTTCTGGTAATGTTATTCCATCATATCCAACAGGAAGCAATTTGGTTACTACATTATCCCAATTTTCTGTAGCTTCTATATTTGTTGAATTCTTACCATATTTAATTACTACACCTCTGTCCATTCCTATTTGGTTCTTTATTCCAATAGTCCAATTGTCACGATATAAGTGTCCTCCCCATTTTTCTATTAATAGTGATATTGTTTCTTCTAGACTTTTCCTTATTATTCTTGCTGAATTAAGTCCTGGTATATCTGATATTGTTGTAAATGGTGTAGCACTATCACATGCTGAATTAAAATGATCTAATGCATCATTACAATTTCTGTTTTCTACATATGAATTTACTATCACATATCTAGCTGAGTCCTTCCACAGATGGAATCCTTTTACCGATATTTTATTATTATGTTTTTTAGGATTAGTTATCCTAAATCCCTGTTCTCCCCACCTGGTGTTAGCTCTTACTATCATTCCTTCTTGTAGAAATTCTAAATCTTCCAGAGATGTTTCTATTTCTATATAGTAATCTCCATTATCTTCTATAAAAATATCAGCTTTGGTGGGATGTAATATTTTTAAACCATTATGATTAAACAATTTTTCTTCTGCTTCATAAACTTTAATCATTATAGCCACCTGCTTTTTGGATCAACCTTTATTTTTGTTAATGTACCTGTCCAGGTTATAGTATTATTGCCTACTATCAATTTAGGAAATTCTCCTAGCATATTTCTATTTTTATATACTCCATCTAGATATGCTTCTTCTTGCAAGCTATCTATTACCACTGATGTTTCTCCTTCTGGGAATGTATATTCGAATATTGTTGATCCATTTATAGCTATTTCCACATTTCCACTACCATATAAAGTAATTATTGGTTTTGATATTTCTAATCCCTGGTTTTTTACTACTAATGATGTCTGTGTTGTTATTGATAATTCTTTCACAGCTTCATTCTTTAAATATTTAAATGGCTGAGTATGAAATTTAACTGTTGCTGTTTTAAATCGTAGCAATTTTTCAAAATCTATTTTATCTATAATCTTACATTTATATACTTTTGTCGGTTCTTCTGATAATACAAGATTTCCTTCTCCTGTAAAGTATTTTGCTACTGCATCGATATCATAGTTTCTGGTTAATCCTATTTTTATACTTTTTGTATAACTTTCGTATCCCAATTCATCTACTATATCCCCATCTCTACCATCTATTTTTGTGATCGATGTTCTTATTTTCGGTTTAGTGATAGGTGGCAATTCACATATCAATAATCCTGGTATGGTTTCACTTCTAATT